TTTACTAGAAGAAGATTTGATTTCTGCAAAAGGAAACAATGAAACTTTAACAGTAGAGGTTGAAGGTTTAAACGCAACAATCAATAAAGCAGGAGCAACAGCAACAGTAATTACTACTGAAGGAGACCCTACTGTAATTGAGAATAAAGTAGTAGATGCTAATGCAGGTTTTTACAATGCAATGGCAGGTAGAATTAGAGCAAAATTTAATAATTAAAAAAATAGAATAAAATGGCACACGGAAATGTAGCACATAACGAAATTTCGGCAACTTACGGTGGTAAGAATTTGAACGAGATATTTTACGAACCAGTTTTCAGAAGTGATGACTTAATGCGTAACTACAGGGTAATACCTAATGTAAAAAGAACACAGAATGTGTTTACAGCAGCACCTTTAACTAAGATTGTAGAGTCTTACGCAGGTTGTTCTGCAACAAGTGATTCTAAGGAATTTGGAATTGGAAGTAAAACAATTACTGCTGGAAGATGTAGAGTTGCTTTAGAGCAATGTACTGATGAGTTTTACGGAACTTTCATTGAGGAATCTTACAGAAATGGAGTAGATGTTCAAAACATTGAAGGAACTGACTTAGCTAATTCAATCGTTACAAGAGCAGTAGATGGTATTGCTTCAGATGTACTTAGATTAGCTTGGGGTGGTGATATTGCAGGAGCAGTAGCAGGATATACAGCATTTGATGGTTGGATGGAATTAATGAAAACTGAAGATGTACTTCTTCAAGTAGGTGTAGATGGAACAGAACCAACAGCAGGAGAGGCTATCGCTTTAATTAGAAAAGTATATGACTCTGCACCAGCAGCATTACAACAAGTAGCAGCAGGAGAGAAGAAAATGTTTGTAACTCCTAAGTTATTCAATGCTTACTTAGCAAATACAGAAGGTAACAGTGCTGATTTAGCAATTGTAAACCAAATTGATGGAATGACTAAAGTAGGATTTAGAGGAGTTGAATTAGTACCAATGTACGAATGGGATACTATCTTAACTGACACTAATCCTGATTTATTTACAAGTGCAGCTGTTCAGTATAATCAAGGAGTATGTTATGTAGCAGTTCAAAACCTTATCATTGGTTCTGATGTAACTGACCCAGAAGGAAGTTTCAAAGTATTTTATGATGACTTAGAAGAAAAAATGTTCTTCAGAGGTTACTTTAAGTTGGGAGTACAGTACTTATTCTCATCTCTTGTACAGTGGGGAATAGTAACAACAGCGTAATAATAATGTAATGAGAGGGGGGAGGGCGTTAAAACCTTCCTCTCTTAATTACTTTTTAATAACTCCTAAAAAACAATAAAATGGCAATAGATAAGGGAATCGCAATTAAATGTGATGATTTACAACAGATAGGTGGAATAAAACATATATTATTAAGAGATTGGGCAGTAGGAGATATTGTTTCTTATGATAATGCTGATGACCACGCAATAGATAGTCTTACTGATGTGGGTACTGCAGCAGCAACTTGGTATTTGTATGAATTTAAAAGTCAAGAGGCTAGTATGACAATTAATGCTACAAAAGAGAATGGTTCTACAGCTTTTGAATGTGGACTTTCTTTAACATTTCCAAAAATGGAAACTAAGAAGTTTGCAGAACTTCAAAATATGCTTACAGACTGTATGATGGGTATAGCAGTTGATAATAATGGAACTGCTTTTGTTTTAGGTGCATCTCAAAAATATGCAAATGAATCAGTTGCTTCAAGAAGTCAGACATACTTAAATGTAGCGTCTATGGAGGGTAGTACAGGTAGTGCTTTTACTGATGATAATGCAATTACACTTAATCTTATGGCAAAACAATATGAGTTACCAAGAGAATATACTGGTACTATTACTTACTATACAGATGCAACTCCATCAACAACTTACTCAGCAACTACAGACTAATAACTAAAAAAATAAAATAAAATGGCAATAACAGATGGATTAGCGATAGGGTGTGGCGACTTACAAGCAAGTGGTGGAATTAAGAATATTCTAATTAGAGAATGGAACTCAACAGGTTCTGCTGATGAAATATTATTAGGTTCTGCTGGAGCGCATACAGTAACAAGTATAATAGATAGTGCTGGTATAAGTTCTACTTGGGGGGTGTTTGAAAGTAAAATTGAAACTCCTGCTTTAGTAGTTAGTGGAACTACACAAGGTAATGTAAGTACTTATGAGTGTAGTATTAGCTTTAATATCCCTAAAATGGATTTAGCTAAAACAAATGTACTTCAAGACTTTACAGGGAAGTGTTTAATGGTATTAGCAGAGGACACTAATAGTGATTGGTTCGTATTAGGAATCAGCAATACATTAACAGGTAGTGATGGTAATTTAGACCCTTCTACTTCAGGAGATACAGGAACAAGGCAACAGACTTATGCTAGATTAGGTTCTATTGAAGGGGGTTCAGGTGCTGCTTTCTCTGATGAGAATGGATTAACGGTAACATTAACTTGTACTCAATTTGAATTACCTAGACTTTATGTAAATGTTGGTGGTGTAAGCACGACACCTGTAATAACTTCTACTGGTTTAACTGCAACAGTTTATTAACAATTAAAGATATATTTTTAGGTTGGACTTGTTTCGTAATAAAG